CTTTTTTCTGGATTTCGTTTGCGCCTCTTTCGTTTCATACGATTTCATTTTCTTTAGAATACTTATTCCATAAATAGAGGATACTGGACATGATAATACATTTCCAACCATATTACCAATGTCACTCTTTTCTTGAGCAAAGAAGAAATGTCCTCTATGTACTTTTAATGCATATCCTGCTGATCTTTGACTATTAGCAAAATCGACATCCACATCATATTTTATATCATTTTCATGAATCCAGCCATTAAATTGTCTACAAGAATCTGTCCACAATACTTCAATAAGATCATGATGATTAATCGTCTTGTCCAATATCTTCATCAGACTTCTCCTTCTTTCGTTTCTGATATTCTCGATACGCCTTTCTATTTTCTTTGACAAGATCTTTTTCAGCTTTTTCAAGATCTTTGAGTCGTCTTTTCCATTTCTTTACTGCATCATCAGAGTAAAAAGAATGACCCTTATCCAAATCTTTCATATAGAATTATCAGTTTTTCTAGTAAAACCCATAAGAGCATTGTATACTCTTTCTAGTTCTATAACATCTCTTCGACAATGATCACTCAAATATTCTAATGATTCTTTATCGCCCATAAGAGCTTTTATCCAATACTTAGGTTCAATCCTAGTTTTTTCTGTAGCACCAAACAATGTCCTACATACATTATCTAATCTTTTAGAACTCATACATAGACGACCACGAGCGGCAAAATAAACATCATTATGAAGTAATTCTCCGAATCCTGGAAATGGAACTCCCAATGATATAGCTCGTGTTCTTAGAAATGGAATATCAAATCGACTTCCGTAATAAGTAATAACTCTATCAAAATTCTTTAAATCTTTTACACACTGTTCAATCACTCGCTTATCTAAGCAAGTACGGAGATCACGTGGAGTAATTGTGCGTTCATAAATTTTATCTTCATCTTTTATTTTAATGCAATATGTCAAAACGATGCCAAAATCAGCATCCAAATTTGAACATTCAATATCTAGAAAGCCAATTCTTTCAGTATCTGGATGTTCCCTAAGCCAACACTGATAATGACTTAATCCAGTTTCTCCATGTTTACATCTCCAATTATTCATCTTAATAAGCTCTGATTTCTTAATCCTAGCTATATTTGGTCTAGCCATTAGACATTCCTCCTTATTTGCTTAGCCTTCTTGCAGCGGCTCGTTTCTCTTTATCTGCCTTAGCGCCAGACATCATTCTACATGGGCCTGCCCATCCATCTTCAATACATTGTCCAGTACATCGTTCTGCTTGCGATCCATAACTACCAAAACAATCTGGATATGCACTAGTACCAGTAAAATCTCCAGTACCAAACTTATCTACTTTCTTTGGTTCTTTCTTAGGAGCAGGTGGAACTTCCTCTTCATATTCTTCTGGAATTAAATTAGACCACGCAGTTATAGTATCCATGTCACCATCAGAAGCAGTGGGATGCATAACTGGTGATTCTTTAACTGTAGCAAATGGATTCATATCGCCAGCTTGGATAGCATTAAATTCCTCTTCTGTCACGCCATAGTGGTAGTTAACAGGAAAGAAAAACATATTTGATTTTGGTCCCAGCCACGAAGGCAAGACTCTAACTTCTGTTCTTCCTGCTTCTAATTTTGCCTGTGCCGAAACCTTAACTTCTCCGCTTTTCATTAAAGCGAGGATATTATCCAGTGGTACTAAATGTTTAAGTACACCAAGATCAGGGAGAGTAGAAGCTGACATAGAAGGCTCCACATCATAATCAGCCCTATCTCGTGAAGCACCAGGAGTCTTCTTTACAAAAAGATTTCGTCCTTTCATTGGATCCATAAAGACTTTTAATTCCGCCTGTCCTGTAGGATCCATATGAAATCCAGCTAGTTTTTTGAAGATCTTATCTCCATATTCAAATACTACAACTTGTGACGGATTGATGGCAGGGAATATAATATTTGAATAGTATTTGTGTTTCTGGTTAAGGTTCTGAGCTTTCTCATAAAGCTTTGTCCCTTTCAATGAACGGTCTTTCAAAATCTCGAAAGCAAGTTCGCATAGCTTACAAGGCTTATCAAAAGTAGTAGGGCATATAACTGGAGGGATTCCTCCGCCTTGCTTCAATACTCTTTTATAAGTATCCATTAATTTCTTATCGTAATCCATATTATTCCTCCTTTTCGGCCTCTTGCTCTTCAGCAGGTGCCTCTACTTCACGCTTAGTTCTTCGTTTTCTTGTCTTTTCTCTTTCTTTAATTTCGTCTTTGAACGCTTTTACTGTAGTGAATTCGTTTACTTGTACATCGCTCTGATTTCGGTATAGTTCCAATAGTACGTTGAATTTTTCTTTGAATGCGTCTTTAGCCACATTAAGCATATCTTCCATGTACTCAGCCTTAATAAGCTCTTTCTGAGCCTCGTGATATGCTGGATGCTCCGCAAGATAATCATTAATCATCTTCTCAGTTACTCGTAATCCAGGATTCTCTGCGGCCATTTCCATTCGGAATCCCTTAGTTAGCTCCGCCTCAATCTGGCGAGTGGCTAATTTTTGCATCCTTCTTTTTCTAGCGGATAAAGCCCAAGCCATACTCCAATAAAAGAATAAAGACGGTTGCCTAAGCAATTCGTCTTCTAGCTTGGTTTCATCAATTTGCAGGGCATCGCTAATCTGCCCCTCTGACGTTCTCTTTTCGTCGGTCATAGCTTCCTCGACCTCCTTTTAATCTATTCGTTTGGGTGCTCCGTTATACTCCATACAAGCTACCGCTAAGGCGGCAATTTTACGGACAGAATCCAGAGCTTCTACGTCGTATCCAATTCGTCCTTTGGCTTCCTCAACATATCTCTCCATGAAGATTAGCCAATCTCCAATCGACCACTCGGAATCATTAAATTGTGATCCCCATTTCTTATCTTGGTAGTCTCTTTCACCATCAATAGCTTCGTAAACTTCTAATCTATTTATCATCCTTTTATCCTCCTATTATATATATAACATTACGAGCTGAAAAATGCTGTAATTTCCGACATGATTATTGTTTTTCTTCTTGTGATTCCCATTTACTATTATTAGTTACAGTGTTGACAATAAGTACATCCTCTCGTGGCATATAACAACTTATATCCTCTGTAGGAGTCCTGAATATTCCCCATGTCCACGCTATGCACTTGACTTTCTTTATAGGTTCCTGCATACTAACTCCTTATGTGAAATACATTGTCTTTTTGTCACTTTCATCTTTAGGAATCCACTCATCCGCAGTAGCCCCAGGCATCCCTGGTACTGGTACATCTTTTCTTCTCACATAATCCTTTAATTCTGAAGACATATGTGGTTTATCTGCCAATGCTCCAGGCCTACAATCTCTTAGCTCTTCTAACGGAGGTGTAGGATCTGGAAGAGATTTAAGAATATCATCAGAGTTCATGCGGAAATTCGAGACAGATATGATCTTCTGGATCTCTGTAGATTCACACACCTTACATTCAGTACATTCCTCATCGGACCTAATCTTTAGAAACTCGAACTTACTCCCACAAGTTTTGCATTCGTATTCATAAATAGGCATGATATTCTCCTTACTTATAGTCGATTACATGATTTTTAAGTATATCTCCATTGAGAAATACAATTTCTATTTCTATTACCACATCTTTTATTGTGGAATTACGAATATATATTTTCTCAATCGGAGATGGTATTGGATAGGACACTGCCCACACAGAGCCAAATATATCTATCCATCTAAATTGTAAATTGTATGGATAATGCGCTGAAGGAAAGATGTGTTTAATATCTCCCCTTTCTACTGTAGTTCTATGATAGTCATTCATATAAACTTTTACTTGGTATAGGGACGTATTATCTATACTCATTGATGTATAAGAGCCATTGCATCCATTAAGAAATAGACTGCCCACAAATATGGTTAAAGCTATTAGAAATTTCTTCATATTAATCACCAAATCCTTTTCCATCGTCCTGTCGAAACATGCAACCAAAACAAGCTGGCTTATCGTTAATAGTTCCGACGATATAGGAATCCTCATCTCCACAACATTCACACTTGCCCATATAAGTTTTCTTTTCCATAAATCCTCCTCCTTAATGAAAATGTCCTACTACATGAGCTTTTGGATTGTTCATGCATACCGTACATTTCTCACCACATCCTTGATCGCCCGCACTGGATGGACATAAATATTCATCATGAAATGGAAACTCATCCCCTGTTATAGCACGATTGGTAGCCCTATTCCAATCAATTCTGTAGTCCCATTTACTGCCGAAGCTCTGGAGAATATTGAAATTATCGGGCTTCTTACTCCAAAGATCCAAATGAAATGATTTAGTAAATGCAAAGAACTTCTTCTTAGGAAGTTTCCTAGCTATCTCATACCACTTATTCAGGTACCTCTGGTTGTAGAAGTCTCCACTCTCATGGACTCTGATATATGGCTCCTTTCTTTTAGAGAGGTAGTCTACAACCCTGTCTACAAAGTCAGCTTGTTTGGTCAGCTCAAGATTCTTTTCTCTGAATGGCACGGTCTGTTTGTACATGCGTTCTATCTTAATTTCATAACACCACTTCCTGCATGCTCCTGCACCTGGACAAGTAGTTAATCTAGGTAAGTTCCATATGAGAATTTTAGGGGATAGCTTTCTATTCCCTTTTGAAAATCTGTCATTCATTTCTTATCTCCTATCATCATACTCTTTATACCTCTCATAGTTTAATGCATAATGTAATAATGCTAGGGCATTCCAAGCGACATGTGCTAGATGATGGCATCCAAAATCTTCTTCGTTGATATCTCTTTTGTGCCACCACCATTTCATCAGATGGGACATTAGTGCACGGAAAACCCTATGGAATTTGATTCCCTTTGCCCAATTCCAATCATCATATTTTTGTGCACCGCTTGTATAGACTTTAACAGTCTCCTCTAAAGCATCGAATGGGATAAGATCCCACCGTAGTTTGCCCTCATCATATTTCGTTCCTTCTTTCAATTTCTCATCTGTCATACTGCCTCCTTACCATAATGGATATCCGTTTTTCCATACCCATATATAAAATCCATAAATATTAACTAGTGAAAATACTACCCATATAGTAATCTGCCCATACATTCTT